CGGTGTCAGCGGAACATTGTAAACGGGGGCGGATGGGCCCTTCTCTCCTGTCCCGGGGTTAAGCGGTGTCCGCGTAACATTGTCAACGGTGGCACTCCCGCCCCCGATGGCGGCCGGTGGCGCTTTCTCGCCGTCGTCCGCGTTGCTCCACGCACTGCAGCCGCTGCAGCAGAGCGCAACCAAGACCAAAAACATGCTGATGCGTTTCATAGCATCCTCCTTAGGGTTGTGCAGGGAAGACCCCTGCGGGGAATAATGAAAAGACGGCTATGCCATCTCCAGCTTAGAATGCCGCAAAACTACGCCCTTTTAAGGGGCAGGCGGCCGCGTGCGGAAGTGCATTCTGCGGGGTGCTCGCTCCAGCGATTTGGCTGTCTCTGGCGCTGGTTCCGGTGGTAAGTCATAGATCAGCCGCGAAACACGCTGCAGCGCCTCGGGGTCGTTTATGGTCTGCCATACCAACCCTTTCGCCTCTCGTACGGCGGCGCTAACCTTCTCGCTATCCGTATCCTTCTTGTAGAGCCATCTGGTACCCAGCCATATGCCAAAGAAGATCGCAGCAGAGCAAAGCACCCCCCCAATTGTTAGTGGCGTGACAAGCTGATCTATCACGCAGCTGGTCCGCGCAGCGTTGGTGCTGCTGGCCCAGTGATAGCTTGATTGGCACTGGGTTGCACACCGCCCTGGCCACGGATGCTCCTGCCTTCGGTTACGTGAAATGCTTGGCTCGGCTCCAGGGTGCCGGCCAAGTCCTCAAAGACAGGCGGGGTTAGGCAGACATCGTATCCGCCTGAAAGACGCACACCAAAGCCCTGTGCGAGCATGATTTGGGTCTCCGGCGGATGTCTAAGCAGGAACTGGCGAGCAAAGTCGAGGAAGTGGAGGATGGCCGTGCGGCCCGCCTCCTGCTGCTCACGATCCTCCAGAAGCGCATAGAGCGCGTCCAGCTCAGATGGTTGTGGCTCCTCTCCCGCATTTCCTAGCTGTTGCTCCTGATACTTGTCCAGGAGGAATGCTAGCAGCTCCGGTGTTTCACTTGGCATGGTGTTTCCAGCTTTCCAGCAGTATGTGATCTCTCATCTGACTTTGGCCGTTCCCAGCCGTCGATACTACCATGCGTACGTACGTGCGTCAACAATGCCGTCATGTCCTGCATGACAGCCTCCAATGTTGAGCTGTGGTACCTGGTATGTGCTGCGGAGGCCTCCTCTGCTAGCCGTTCAATCGCCAGCAGGCGTCGATGCTCCCGCGTCATGATTACTGTCGTCGACATCTGCTGCGTGTTCCTCCATGTCCGTAGCTTCGGCCTCGGATACTAGCCACTCACGATAGCCTAGCCGGGTGTCATCGTTGTTGACCGCGTATTGCCAGTCAGCAACTGGATAGTCGTTATGGGCTACCCACATTCCGGGGTTGTCGTCTAGCCACTGCTCCATCTCTGCGGCGCGTGGCCCAAGATTGCACTCATGGTGCTCGTTAGTGCGCACTTGCTGTCCGCAATCATCGCAGAACAGTGTTGCGCCGTTGCCCTCATCTAAGAAGCCATCTGGCATCAGTTACTCCGCGGGTTCTTCGGTTGACCGATCACGTAGGCGTATACCTCGTAGTTGACGCGCAGGTTCGGGTACAGGGGTAGGTGCAGATCCGGACGGCACGTCACACACGCTGCCGTCAAATAGCTGCCAGTCACCGTTGCTCGCTGCCGCCAATGCCCCTAACAAATCGCGCATAAGCCGGCGGCCCCGACGTGCTGAGGATACTGCTACACGAATAGCATTATCAATGTGGTCGCGCTCGCGCAGGCTCATCTGCGCGCGATCACGTATCCGATAGTTCTCGACCGCCCCAAACAAGGCAGCGAGTGATGGCTGCGCGTTGCCTGGTGTCCCGGGATAACCCCGACGATCACCGCCACCTAACGCACGAAAGTCCCCCAAAGCTATACGCTCCAGAGCGCCCAAGAGCGACGTATCGATCGTCGTCCGACAGCCATAGGAGTGCAAGTGCTCGAGCAACACAAACGGCCCCGGTATAGGTGGCTCGTGGTCACAGAGCTCGTTTTCGCGATACACGGCAATCATTGTATTGCGCGCACTGCGTAGCCTACTGCGTACTCTGGACGACATTGAGCCCATTGGCGCACGCAGCGCGGGGGGCGCGTCGAGGATGGAGATGCGGCTGAATAGTTCGGCCACCTGTGGGCGACCCCGCTCGTGCCAGCTTTGCTGTGCCGCCCCAACAAGCTCAATATCTGCTTGCAGTCGGCAAGGCTCCTCGACACGGCCGCGCGGAGGTCGTGTCGTGGTGGGTGGCGCTGTTACTGGTGCCCTTGGTGGCTCTGTCGCTGCCTCTGCTGGCGCCGGGTATGGCGTTGCGTGGTCCAGCGGTACTGCGTCCAACAGTATCTCCTGTATGTCCCTATGGAGCGCCGACAGCATTTGTACCGTAATTGCGGGGACGCTGAGCATCGTGGTAAGATGCTGCAGCAACATATCACGCCAACGTTGCTGTACAGGCGAAGAGTACAACCGAGTAGCCGGCTGCGCAAACGGATTAGGTGTGTCCGGTGGCGTGGACTCCGTACCGTGCCGGGAAAAATGGCTGATAATGTCGTCCATCTGTGCCCGGGTCATTCCCGGGTCCAGGAAGTGAGGTCGCGGCCACTCGAATTCGTTGTACATGTCCACGGCAGTATTGAGCGCCGGCCCGTCAGGTGCATCATCCAGTGGCACGTTCTGCAGGTTCGGTAGGTCCGCCAGCTCCGACGGGCCCGCTGCCTGCAACTGACGACGTATCCTCTCCATCTCGATCGCTGCTGCTGCCGGCTGCGATGGCGCTTCCTGTTCCTCCCGCGGCGCACTCATTGCATCCAAATACGGCCCCTCCCGTACCGGGTACAGTGGCCCCTCCAACGGCTCCGCCGACTGGTTCGTCTCCGGCTCTGTTCCGTCTGTGCTCATCTTCGTGTGCAGCGAGCACGGTGTCCCAGTGCTCCACTGCCTCCTTGCCTAGCTGTTCTTGGTTCTTGGGGGTAACGAGCATGCGGAGCTCGATGACGGTATCGACGAGGTGTTGTGGTGCGCTCTCCATGCTGCGCAGGCCGGCGACGATGAGCTCTACAATCCCATCCTCATCGCCCTCCATGTGCATCAGCAGCTGCGCAGGGTTCGGGTTGAATCCCCACTGCCGCACAAACGTACGTTCCGCTTGTGCCTGTGCTGGCGTGTAGTGGTCCCGAAACGTCCTGTACGGTACACCACTCGCCACCGGCACGGGCTTGCCGCAGCACTTCTTGAACTTGTAGCCGCTGTTACAGGGACAAGGAGCGTTCCGCCGCGGGCGCTTCTCAGTGTTGACGATGGGGCGCAGCTTACGCCGACGGGGGCGTGGGCCCTGCTTAGCTACGGGCGTAGTACCTTTTGCAAACGGATTACGCTTCAAGCTTGGCATGTCTGTTCCTTTGGGTTGGAGGAAAATGAACAACGGGTGCGAATGCGCACCCGTTATCCGCAGCGTACGCTATAGAAGCGGCCGCTTGGTGGGCGTCAATGCAGGCGCCTTCGGAAGTTTGATGGCAAATGCATCAGAAATCGCGGATGGCGCAACCATGGCCTTCTCGACGTCCGCCGCCGGTGGGTCAACAACCACAGCGGGCTCAGGTGCGCCGTCCACATTAGCCGTAGGTGGTGGCGCCAATGGCGGCAGCCCTACAGCTTCGGCGGGTGGTGGCGTCTCCTCTATCGGCGGTTTGAAGCCTAGGCGTTCTGCCAGTGTCATCACTTTGCCGTTGTCTGGTCGCTGGATACGGCGTACCGGTGCAGGTTGCCCAGGTTTTGGATTTGTTTGAACGAGTCCGGCCGCTGAGCGTTGGCGGAAGGATTCACGGTGACTTATTTGGTTCGGAACTGCCATCATTGCCTCACAGGTTACTTGAGCAACTCGACCCAGCCGGCGGTAAACTGCTCACGCCGTGAAACCAGGCCTGTCGTTGCAGATTGCCTTAGTTTAGCAAGCAATGCCTTGTCCTGTAAAGCCGCTACAAGCATGTCGCTACACTCTGCGTAGCCGTCCATGACCTCGGGAACACCCAGCCAATTCATGTTTGTCTTGCAGGGTGCAAGCACAGCATTCTTCCATGCGACGAGGTATTCGTTCTGCGGTCGTACGTCCCAGGAGAGCACAGGTGTGCCCATACACAATGACGTAAGTCCAATCATCGCAAAGCTTTCGAACCGCGGGAGCCACACCGTAAGGTCGGCCTTGGCGAACAGAATTAGGCGCTGCAGGATGTTGGGCTGCCGCACCAGTTCGACACGGTCGCCGAAGTCCCGCAGCAGTTGTTTGATCAGACGACGCGAGGATATTGACCAGCACTGGCCACAGCCAACCATCACGGTAGCGTCTTTCACTTCCATCAACGCTTTACGCATCAGCCGAAATACCGCCTGGTCTGAGCGGTTGGGCTGCGAATCATAAAGCGGGAAGTACGCACACACGCCTGTACGCTTTGCAGGGATGCCGCTGCGCGACGTGATTGGTACAGAGACGTCCCACGGCATAACAGCCGTACGTATCTGCGGCAACTGCCAGTGCTTCTGCAGCGCCTGACCGACACAGCGATAGGGTATGATAAGCGAATCCATTGCCTGGACAGTTGGCTCATCAATCGGCCGTAGCAGCTCCCAATCGACAAGCAAGGACGTATTGATGCCGCACACGCGTGCGGCATCAATCTCGCTAATGTCATTGGGTACGGCAGTCCAGACAATGTGATTGCAGGTCTCGGCCCACGTATGGAATGGGTGGTTTCGCTCATCTACCACTTTGTTGTCCCACTCGCCAGCAACCTCGCGGCGGCAAACATCGCGTGCCAGGAACGTCACAGGCATGCCGCGTGTCTTGGTGAACTCCGCAAGGTGCAACGCGGCATTTGTGACCTCTGCGCGATGATACCGGCTGACGATCCCAAGACGCTCTGGCATTGTATGGCTCCTGGTTTGAGTTCTCTATGTTGCTGTGCTAGCTTCCCAGCTCTCGCAGTGGCCAGCAGCCGCAACTTCGCGGTCCCGTGACCACTCTTCCCATATTTTCCAGTCCGCATGCATCCCGTCTTCGGCGCCAGCGTCGTAGTGTGGGACCACTTCGCCAAGAGCCACGCTCCCGCACGGCGGACGCTTCGGTGCACCGAACGTACAGTAGAAGTAGGCGCCACAGTCATACTCCGTCCACACAAATACGTAGCCGCAGTTATGGCGGCCGGGTTGCACCCGGTAGTCAACTGGTAGCTTGCTCATCGTTGTCCCCAATAGGTTTGCGGCCTACCGCTACCTGCGCGTGTGCGACTGCGGCCTCCCATTGCGCCTTGCGGCGGATCAATGGTGGGCCGTTTTGCTCGTCAAGCAAAGTCTCAAGCGTATCACGCAGCTCCGCCATCTCGATCTGCGTGGTCATGTACGTCTCCCACGCATCGAAGCACCATTGTACAAACACGGGGCGGTCCACGTCGGGTGGCGCTAGCTCCTCGAACTCGCTGTAGGCACGGAAGCGTTTGGCGTCTTCCAGCTGCTTGTTGAGCTCGCTGAATACTTGCCACGGCGTCTTGCCGCGCATGTAGAGGCGCCTGGTCAACTGATCCCAGTTCAGCTTTAGCATCCTGATATGGAAAAACTGGGTCACGATCACAACGATGGCAGCAATGATCATACAGGCTGACGCAAGTTCTGGTCCTGTCATAGTTTCTCTCCTGCAGCATCTGCGATGCGCTTGATCTCGTTTCGTGTCCATGCCGTGCCCGGAACGTAATCCCGCGCAGCTTCAGCACAAGCTGCCAGCGCGCGTTTCAACACATCGACTTCGCCTTGCAGCTTAGCTACGGCAGACGCTTCACGCTTGTCCAGACAGGACTGATGCGCGAACTCCTTGCCGTGATTCAGTATAAGGGAGTCGGGTGGTGTGAATGGAAGTTTGCCGCAGTACCTACATACGTCGAGATTCTGCGCTTGCTTAACCGTGAATGGCTGGTGGCGTGCTGCCAGTGATACACTCTTCTCCCAACGACTAAGCCTGGTCTCCAGGTCAGCCATGTAATTTGCCGATGTTTCCGGCAGTCCTGCGCGTTCTTGCTCGCTCGGTTCTACCATCATGTTCCTTTGCTACTGCCAGAACGAAGAGCCGGGCATGCTCATGGCTGGCCCGGCTCTACGTTGGCTCAAAATGTGTACTTTCGGATGTGCCTACATTGGCATCATCAACTGCCCACCTGCCCCCGGCGGCATCTGCGCCGGAGGTGGGGCCATCGAGTTCATCTGTCCCTGCTGGGCCTGTTGACTAAACATCTCGCGACCACGAGCTTCCGCCTGCGAGTCTAATCCTTCAAGGAGGCTCTTGACAAGAGAGTGAATGGTCGGTGATTGCTGCTTCAACGCACGCAGCGCAGACGTACGCTGCGGCGGTGGCAGGGCGTAAATTTGGGTCGCCACAGTCTGGGCAACGGACTGCAGGTCCATTGGCGTCAATCCGGCTTCAGCGCCCTGCGGCACCTGAGCCAGGACCGCGGCTATTGGGTCGACCGGTTGGGCAGCCTGTTCCGGCGATACGCCACCGGCTGGCGGTGCGCCGCCGCCCATCGGGGGAGCGCCGCCCATCGGGGGAGCGCCACCAGGCGCCATAGGAGCGCCACCAGGGGCGCCGCCAGCTGCAGGGTTGCCCATGCCGCCCTGGGCCATTTGATCGCCCAGGCCGGCCGACTGGAGCTGCTCCTGTGCTTTCTGCGATTCCTCGGCGACAAACCGCTGCTCGTCCAGCATCCGCTTCTGCTCGTCCTCGAAGACGAGGCCCACGGACTTCATACCGGTTGTCTGCGAGATCTGTTGTCCCATCATCAACTGCAGCTTGGCGAGCTGACGGTTGAGGTCGTCGGCGTGCGAAGGCCGTGCAAGGCGTGCCGTGACATCGTCCCAGCTCAGCGTGATGCTCACCTTGGTGACGAGCCATTGCAAGAAGTTGTTAAGCACGTGCGTCAGGTGGCTCCAGTTGGACTCCATCAAACGTAACGCAGCTGGTGCACTCTGCACGGTCATGCTGCCCTTATAGAACTCGACGGGCACTCCCACCGCAGACAAGAGCGTGTCTAATGCCTGGTCCATCAGTTCATGCGGCGCCAGCTGGCTTGCCTCGGCACCGAGGGCCTGATAGCGCAACGGGAACGGAAGCGAGAACCACATGGTGGGGTCCTGGCGCCGTTGCCTAAGCATGGACTGCACTTGGCCAGTGAAACCGCCCAAGTCTGCCGTGAAGAGTGGGTCGGTCGCTTCGCCGCCACCCCCGGCGCCGCCGGGGCGGGGTTCCGGTGTGATCACGCGGAAGGGGATGATGTAGTCGAGACCGATGGCCTCGTTGTAGCGATGCAGCACCTGGAGGTACCAGGCCTGTCGGAAGTTCGTCAGGATGCGGCTAACGCCCCAGCCCTTGTTCAACACGCCCGCTAACGTATCCTCTTTGCCGTGGTAGATCACATCCGGGTTGAATTGGATGTGTGTGTTGTTCTGGATGGCCTGTATGACTTCCCACGGTGCACGCTCAAGGTGAAAGAGATGACCCTTGTTGACGAACTGCTTGTAGTACTGTGGGATCTTCCAGATGTGTCCAACTTGATCGGTGTACGGATCCCACAGCAAGTCCATCTCGTGCGGGTTCCATCGCTTGACGACGATGTCGTCTTCCTCTGTGCTACGGCGATCCACGTGGGTCCACTTGCCGCTGAACTTGCACATGGGGCAAGTAGCTTGGAACTCACTAGATCGCCATGTGAAACTGAACTTTTTGTTGCCGTGGATGTTCTTGAGCGGCGCCTCGAACCCACACTCGGGACACGAGAGGCTGCGCCGGAACGGCACGGTAACTGAGGCAAAGAAGTTGCCGTATGTGATGTAGTCGAGTGCGACCTGCCGCAGGAGCGCATGGATGCCGAGAGTGTCGTTGAGGAAGTCTTTGTACTTCTCTTTCCCCTCGCGATCAGTGCCGTCCAGCTCGATATCAGTTATGAAGTAGCTGATAACGCGGTCAACGGCCGAGCGATATACGCCATTGGCGAGCATGATATACTCGCACCAGCGAAGAGCATTGCCCAGTGAATTGGGCATCGCCGTCGAGGCGTAGTCACAGAAGGGATCGGGAAAAGGCTCTACACTCTGCGACCCGCGGTTACCCGTGGGCGACGTCGGCATAAGGAACGACATGGTTCATCCCTGGTTAGTCGCTAGCGCCTGCTGCAGCAATACGGGTGACCGGATCTTGCTGCTCAAGCTCGGCTGCGGCATCACGCGCACGCTTGCCAGCCTCGACAAGTGCCATCTCCTCCTCATACGCTTCTGCGTGCTTCAACAACGGGTCCTTGTCCAGATCCGGGGTAATCCCCGGCGCGATTACGCCTTGCTTCTCCATCATGGTAGCGTTCCCCCAGGCTCGAAGTTCCTCAAGCTGCCACTGATTCACGTATATCGTGCTTAATCCTACCGCAAAACACATGGTTTTGCCTACTGGGCTTCTGGTGGCTGCTCTGGAGCCCCAGAGGTCGGATTGTACGGATGCTCCGACTTGATGAAGAAGACCTGGACCTCCTCGTCGTTGTGTACGAAGCGGATAGCCGGGTCTGTCACGATGTAAATGGAGTCACTACCCTCGACATGGACAGCGATGTTCTCGGACGTCGGCCGAAGCGTCATCCGCGGGATGCCGGTGGTCCGAACGTCGTAGCAAAGCGCCAAAATGTGCTCTGCTCTGATGATTTGGTGGTACCAGGCCTCGATGTCAACGGCCGAGTTGTTTACCTCGAACTTGACCTTGAATGACGGCTGTGGCGCCACTCCGCGGTGTACCGGTGCAGCATGTGCCGACGGAGCTGGTGACGCAACACGGTCAAACAGCGACGGCTTGGCCTGCGGGTCGCCACGCTGCACGTGCGTTGCCGGCGGCGCAGTAGGCGCAGCAAACTGTGCTGCTTGCACCGGTTGCGGTTGTCCGTTACCCACTGCTGGCGCCGGCAGTAGCACAGACGGTGGTGCTGATGCTGGCGGTGAGGGCCATCCGCTGGGTACCTGCGCCGCAACAGGGTTTGCAGAGCGGTCGAAGCCCGGGATTACGGGCGGTGTCGGTTGTGGCTGTGTCATGATCTCCTGTGGCGCTACTTCTGGTTGTAGAGCGTTGGTGCTGGCAGCAAATTGTCGTAGCGCCGCTGCGGCACGCTCACGCATGTCATCGAAGCTTGTTGCTTGTCTCACCCCGGCGTCGTCAACGATCTGCTGGGCGGTCACATTGTTGAGCTTGGAAAAGTCGACAGTAAAGCCGCCACCGGCTACATCCGGATCGACATTGACCACAGATGCGGAGGCATCAGCACGCCAACCAGCCGGCGCGCCGTGCATGGTTGACTGCTTGACGACGAAACCAGGAAGTGGTTGTGGAAGCGCTACGGCCCGGTAACTACCACGCGAGATACCCTGCTCCTTAGCGAGCTGGGCATACACGTCATTAGACGGTGGCGTAGACGCTATCGACATATCCGCGCATTCGTAGGGGGTAAGAAAGCAGTCCCGGGGCGCCGCGTCCTGATGGCGCCCCGGGATTGAATTTAGCGTATTGCCGCACAGAATACCAGCCCGCAACGGCAAATCCAGAGGATTATCCGGCCGCGGTACCGTTGCCCTTGATGTCACTCTCGATGAAATCCTGGGCATCGCGCAGCCAGTCAAGCCGCTCCTCCTCGGGGCGCGTGGTCGCGTGCTCTTCGATCGCTTCGACTACTTCTCTCTCACAGATGCTGCTAGTCATCTATGGGCCTCCTGGACCGATATCTGTTGTTTCAGCAAGAAATAGCGCCTCCGGTATACTGCAAAACCAGAGGCGATCGATATGGCGCGCGGCTAGCATAGCCTGCCGCGAGCGTGCTACATGTAGCGACCCGTCTTGCTCCAGGCATACGGCCAGGTGTGCAGGATAATCTGCTGGCCATAGCGGGAAGATCTTAGGGTCATCCTCGCCGTTGAGGTCATCTATCCAGACGGTGACGTCTTGGTCGCCGTGGTATTCGACCTCTTGGAGCCTCTCCGTAGTCGACATGCAAACCTCGGGCTGATGTCCAAGTGCGATAGCGCAAAGCGCACGCCATGGCGCGTGCCTTGCAGATCTTCCGCGACAAGGCGCCGCCGCTGGAAGTTCTTGACCATCGGTACGAACTGCACCATAGCTCTGCGTTGAAACTCATCCAGCAGCATGTCGACGGGCTCGCAGCCACGCACGGTATAGCGCATGTACAGCGTACCCTCGTCGGCAGTTTCTTCTCCCTCTGCATCCTTGCAGATCACATCCAGTTGGTCGATGGGCGCGCCGCCGTTGATAGTGGCAGCTCCGCAAGCAGCGATCAGTGGCGTGAGATCCTCGACCTCTGGGAGGGCCGCTGGGTGCCGCCTGAGCTGCGCAGCGTCGTCACGCGTCGCCAGGTATTCAGCACTCACTGCGACGCCTGCCACGCCCATAATGTCTGCCGTATGGGCGTCTGGCGGGATGCCGGCTGGCACACTTGCTGCAGGGAAGACCATGTACCCGCGCGGGAAGACAAGCGGTCCACGTACTGGCTTGAAGTGGTTGTGTGCAGTTTGCCAGCGCTGTAGGTGGTAGCGAAAGGCCTGCGCGTCCGGACCTGCCGCTGTTGCATCAGCAAGCAGCGCGGCCTTTGTGGACTTGCACCGGCTGACAATACCGTCGAGGACACCGTCCTCCCGGTAAACAATCACCTGTGCCAGCATTGCCCTGATGCACGCCAAAGAGGCGTCCATGATGGCCCTGTTCTCGAGATCAAGGCGTGTTCCCCCGGCTGCACCAAAATTCTTGGTGCTAAGCCCTGCTGCTTCACGCGCGTGTTCGATCCTACGCCGGTAGCTGTTGCAGCTTCGCTGCAGACGTCTACTGCCGTGGTGTCCGCGTTGCAGTTTTTGCTTCTTGGCCTCAAGCAATGCGTTGATCGTTTGCAGCCCTGGCGTAAGCCACAGGTCCTTCAGCCACCTGTTACCGCCAGCTGCACCAAGCTCCCACTCCCCGTTGTCCTTACAGCGCAACACGTACCCGCGACACATGAAGTGATCGCCGTATACGTGCGTGACAACATAGTGGGTCTTGCCCACGTTGTCTGCCGGTCGGCTCAGTTTGACCCCGCTGCGTGGTGGCATTGGCAGTATGGCCACATGACCTGCGAGCTTTGCTCGCATGGCACGTGCACCAATCCGCGCCAGGACGGTCCAGGCACACAACGCTTGCAGCGGTGGCACTAGCGCTACGGTCTGCGCAGCGACAAGCACTTCTAGCTGCAATGGGTCCAACTGCGGCATATCGTGCTGGCTACGCTCGTAGTTCACCTGCTGGCAAAATAGGCGTACGGCCTGCAAGATTACAGAGCTACTGTGCTCGGAGAACACTGACTTCGGCCAGTGTGCCCCCTGCTTGTACAGCGCGAATAGGTGGTCAGCCAGCACGTTCACCTGCGGCATGGTAGCATGAAACTGTGGCTTCTCGGCCTTTTCGCTAACGTTCACTGCGGCCTTTACGCCGCCCATCTGCAGCATCGCTATCTCAGTCATGTCGACTCCAGTGGTGGACGCGGCTCCCATGCCAACACGAAGGTACCGTCAGCTGACGGTATCTTGTATGGCAGACAATGCCGCATCCTGTGGTAGTCCTCCTCGGTAGCCAACAGCTCCATCGGTCGCCCTCTAAGCGGCGTACCCTGCAGTTGGCTTACCCCAACGTGGGGCGTATACGGTACTCCAGCACGCGCGCAATCATCCTCAGTTTTGTAGACGATCCGCGCGTAGTAGGTCCTGCCCGCCGTCGTGACATCGTACTCGATCTTGTGTACGTAGCCGCGACGGGTCAAGAAGGGTAGCGGCGTGTCACGAAACGCCGCAGCGGCGGCAGTTCCCGCCTCACTCATACGCAAAGTCTCTACGCATCACCATCTCCTCCCGGCTAGGGACAAAAAAAGAGCCAGGACCCTTTAAGGTCCGGCTCTTTATAATGCCCGGTTTATGGCGACAGGTTAATCTGTGATGTCGGGATCGGTATCGGGCGGCGCTGCCGGCTCCGGTGGATCTTCGCCGACAACACGCGGCGCAGTTTGCAGTTCTTCGGCTGCTGCCTCAGCTTCTTCCGCGGCATCCTGCACCCATTCGGATGGCGTAGGTATGTCGCGGGCAGTAGGTTCTCGAGAAGTTGCCAGCGCGTGTTCCATGGTTGCTTGCGAGCGCATACTGCCAGAACCATCAAGGTAGTCGGCGACGTCGTCGTCTCCAATAGCCTCGAATGCCTGGCCGTCCCACAGCTTCCACACGCGGCCCTTCTGGATCTGCCACCGCTGCCCGTAGAAAATGTGCAAGTAGTACTCGTTGGCCAGATCAGCGTTCTGCTGCGCACGTAGCTTCTCGATGAAGTCGAAGAGCTCCTTGCGTGTCTCGCAGGTCTGTACGGTCCCGGCATCGCCGATGGTGCCATGTACGATCCAGATGCGTCCGCGGACATCGCTGGACAACGTTTCGCTCGCGAGCTGCAGCGCCTGTATCAGCCGCTTCAGTACCTCTTCAGTCTCAGACGGCGTTAGCGCCTCCGTGACAGTAGGTGCAACCGCATCGTGTTCCTGCAGCGCCTGCCCGAGGCTACGCGCCACACGCTTCACTTCAGCGTCGTGCGCTTCCGCGCATGTAATGTCGGGGGCGCTCATTTCGCATCCGTTTTGGGTTTAGGTACACGTGGCGACGCAGCGTCAAACTTGGGTACGATGGGCTTGGCGGGCTTGTCCAGATCGTGTGCAGCGATCTTTCCAGAGGTCGCACCGATACGCAGCGCCTGTTTCTGCTGCCGGCCCTTTGCGCCATGCGTGATGACTCGCAGCAGCGTCTGTACGAGCACACTCTGGTAGAAGTGCGGCGTAATCACCAGCTTAGCGCCGGTCAGGTTCTTGCTGTCGGCTACCACCTTGCCCTCTGCGTCTTGTAGCTGCCACGACCCCTCAAGAGCCGTTGGTGTGGTTAGAACCACCCTCATGTTGGTTTCCTCCGGTCACAATCGACTTGAATTTGTCCAGGAGCGGCTGGAACGCAGGATTGTCCTTGTGCTGCAGGTGCTCTAGGTCGCCAGATAGCACAGCGCGTCCCATGCTCACTACCTCCGGCCGTGGCGGCACCTGCACGAAGCGGGGGACACCAGCCGCACTTGCAGCTGGACGTATCTCCCATCGCGCCTTGTTGCCATCAACACAAAACACCGTAACGGTAATCGTGCGTACGCCAGGCTGTAAGATAGTGTGACGCTCAACTTCGCCCGGGTCAAGCATCTCGATGTCGCCGGAGAAGACCTGGGAGTAGACTTGTGCTGGTCGGTCAACAACAGCTACACCGCCCACAGTAAGCCACAATGACTCCCAGAACTCCTTCCTGACGGCACACAGCACATTGCTCCACGGCACGCCGCGCGGTGATAACGCCTGTACGGCGTTGTCGCCCGCTAGCCCCTCAAAGAGCTCGCGCTTGTATGGCTGCATCAGCACCTCCATGCCCTCTGGTTGCTGTGCAAACCAGTCTGCGACCGGATCTGTTGTCAGGCCAGCAAAGGCAAACAGTGCGCCATGATTGAAGAAGTGCCACTCCTCCGCATAGTCCGCAGCCATGAACTTCATGTCGGCCGACGGCATGGGCGTACGCTCAAGCTTGTCGGACCACTGTTTACCAGGGCGTTCAGGTGCTGGCATAGGTGCTTACGCGAGTTGCGCCCTCTCCACAAGTAGTCTGGTTACATCTGCCAACTTACTGGCGTCCGTTGCCATCTCCAGCGGCGTTGCCTCGAGCTTGAAGAAGCGCAGCAGGCTGTAGACATCCAACTCTTTACGATCGCCTACGGGCAACAGAATGTCAAGCGGATCGAATACGCCTGTGGGATTGTGCCATAGGCGTACAGGCAGCGGAAGCTGCTCAGTATCGGGGGCCTCGGCATTCCGGCCCAGCACTTCAGCGGCTGCAATGCGCAGGATCTGCTTGATGCTGAAGCCGAAGATTAGTACGTCGGCGTCTGCATCCGTACCGTGACGTAGCGACGCAGAGAACTGCCGTGGGTAGTTCTCTCTGAAGAAGCCAAGCAGCGGTATCGCCACTTTGCCCCGAGATATCGGATCTGTCGCGGTTTGCTGGTACAGCGTCTTGCCGTCCACATCGTGGACAGCTACGGAAGCGAGTACGGCTAGGTATGGATGATGCACGCGATTCTCGTACTGCTGGTCATTGCCCAGCACGCTTCCGGCATATGCGCAGGCATCAGCGTGCTTGTGTTCGCCACGCGCCTCCAGCACCTTGTTATGATGGTTGTCGATCGTTGCCTGCCTGGTCATCGATCCGGGTATCTTCACTGGGCCAAAGAATTGGTCGCAGTCTTGAGCGGCTTTTATCGTTGCTCCCACAAATAGCACTGTGTTAGGCACATTGCCTCCTAAGTTTGTTCCTGTGAACAAGATTTGAGTCGTATCCTTCTGGGGTTACGTACGTGTAGTTCCGCTGCTTGTGCGGCCTTTCGCTCCTTAGCGACCTCCTTGTCGAGCTGCAGCTCTCTTTTCACACATGCTGCAGCGACCTCCCCGGCATGCGTAAGTGATGCGCATATCGTACGTAGTGTTGGCACTCCGTTACAGAACATGGCAAGCCAATAGTTGGGAAACCATAGCGTAGCGCCATTGCCTATAGACTTTATGTGGCTTGGCGTAATGCTCGCAGAATAGCATGCGTCTGGGCTGCCAACGCGTGGACGGAAACGCGGTGGACTCGGTACCAGTTCATCCGCTACGATAAACGGTGCAGACGTGTATATGGCATTCGTGCCCATCATCTGTGTGCCCCAGTGATCCCACACGAGCGTTACACCGCGATGTGTGGCTATGGCCACAAGCATCCGACTCGCGCAGGAGATATGCGCCCATGTAATGCACGCGTACTCACCGTGTTTTTCCCTATCTACCACCGGATGCTTGATAGCAGCTACGTTAAGCCCAATGTCCTTTGGGCGTTGGCACTGCGGATGTGCGCACGTTGTCTCATAGTGAAACGGGGGCCATGTACTCATGACTTGAGGCGTATCCTCCGTAGGTTACGGGTAGGTGCAATCTGCATAGTAGCGGCCTGCGTAATGCGTAGTTTCTGGCCCTCTCGTCGGTCCCACTGTATTTGACGCTTGGCATATTGCAACGCGTCCGTGAATGAGGGCGACACCGAGCCGCCTACCCAGTGGCCGTCACAGAGGACTGTGATATGGTAGTCAGGTACCCAGATTATCATGTTGCTTGACGTATATCGTGTCCTGCTGCTGTTGATGGTCACGAAGTACTTGCCGCGCGTGCCGATTTGGAGCGATCTACTGTATGCTGCAGTTTGTAGGACGCCCCCATACTGCCCCCACTGCATCGCCAATACACCAGGCATTCTTGCCTCGTTAAGGAAACGTACTGCGCATGTATTATGCATCCACGAAAGCTCAGGTATTGCTGCTGAGTAGTTCAGATACTCTTCGGCAAACATGTCTGCAGCATTTCCGTGGACTCGGGTACACGATGGGTACTGACAAGGGCCCACAAGCCGAATGTACGGGGTCACGTACTCAATCCCACAGTGTAACCCTCGATCATCATGGCGCAGATGTGCAGCGCGTCTGCAAGGTTGTCAACGCCGGTGGACTTGTAGTCCTTGGCATCCAGATTGACGCCGTACCGTTCGTTAGCAGCAGCGATCATAGCTTCCTTCCCTGCGTTGCCTTTGTTGGTGGCGTACTTCTTGATCTGACCGATCCCCAAGCTCTGCAGCGGTACCTCTGTCTCCTCTGCCCACGTGGCAAGGATGACCTTCAGCCCGCCAAGTAGCTCGGCGGACTTGGATATGCGCGACATGATAACGCCAATAGGGCCGCCATTCTTGACAGTTGGCGTATACTTCACGTCCTCAAACCCAATCGCATCCGGCTGCAGCACACTGAGGAACTGCTTGAGCCGGATGAAGCGAAGAGGGCCGGTTTCGTATGGCAGCACACTCAGATCGAGCTGCCCGGCAAATAGCGTGGCATCACACAGCGGCTTCTTGGGTACAACATCAGCCCATGCTACACCGCAGTTTGTGCCTAGATCGACACCGAGAAGGCGTACCTTGTTAGCAGCACGTGCCTTGAGTGCTGCTGCGAGCGCTTCTGGTGTACGGTATTGCTTAACCTTCGCCATCAGCGTCATCAACAACTACGGTCTGATTGCCTTCGACAGACAGGTCGATCTTGTTCGACATGCCTGCAAGCTCGGCGTGCGAGTTCATCAGATGGCACAGCAGCAGGCTATCTGCGCCGCTGCGGTGTGCATCAGTTTCCGCCATGCCGGCCTTCTCAAAGAGCTTGTAGCGCTCGTTGCAGTGCGAATCCAGCGCCCAGAAGACGCCGCGGCGGCGCAAACCACCGATCCGCCATGCAAACTGCTGCATGGTTTCTCCCGCCAGCGGCAATGGATCATCCTGATCTTGCAACTGACTGGCCTTTTCTGCAATTCCCGTGTCGTAGACCAGCTCAGGGTCAAACACGAACGGGATGCGTAGCCAGTTGTGGAAGTGCGCCTGGAAGAACTCAACGTCGAAGCGCCAGCCATTGTGCATGACAGCGACCTCGCGGCGGGCCTCCATTTGCTCGAACAGGTCGAGATGGTTGCGGAGGACCTCAATAGGATCCTCACCCTGGTTGCGCAGAACCTCCCACGTGTGGTGGAACGGCTTGCCTTGCCGCTCCATTGCGACCTGTGTTCGCAGCAGGTCCTGCTGGAACTGTTCGTGATTGATATCAGGGTGGTTTGGCCAATTCAGGTAGACCTCGTTGGTTTGAGTGGGGACACCTGCGCGCACAATCGTGTGTCCGATTGAGCAGATGAAGCTCTGTGTTGGACTTACGCCATTCGTCTCCACGTCCACAGTCGTGTAGTTCTGTGGGAAGTGGAAGCGACCGGCGAAGCGTTCAAACCAGTGTGAGGACATGATAGCAATATGCTGTGCTGCGCGGTCAAGAATGACCACGCGGGGGTGCCTAAGGCGTCTCTTTGGTGCAACGGCACAAACGCCCGGGCCCTTGCGGCTCATCCGCATGCTCCGAGGCTATGATTTCGTGGAACTGGGTGTTGATGTCGTTAAGCAGGTCCTGGAAGGACGCTGGCGGCCCGTCGTCGGGCTTACCAACGTCCTTCACACCGGACCAGACAGTCGCCAGGAGTACCTGGCCGAGCCGTACATAGAACAAGGCCTGTATGGCGGGTCGCAGGTCCGAGAAGCCGGACTGCTCCAGTGCCACAGCAGGGTTCTTGAGCTTTATGACCTGGGAGAGGGCCCGCGCCATTTTGCGCGGCGCCTCCGTGTCGAGAACCTCCTGGTACGTGACACCATTGTCATGCAGGAAGTCTCGGAACCACGGTTCCCAGTACTTTTCCTCGATAGAGACCATTGCGCCGTGGACGATATTGGGTCCAATGTGCGCAATATCCCGCTCGGGAGTGTACCACGGGTCACGCTGGGTACGGGCGTCATTTCTTCGTAGTTGAAACAGGTGTTCTTTGGCCATGTGGCCAATCTTATCACCTGGCCGTCGTGAATTCAAGTGGTGCCGTCGGCGCCGCTATTTGGGCCTCCGTGCAGGTTCTGCGGATCACCTGACGCGGCACGTGTCGTAGTTGTAGCGCTGTATCTCTACGGGCCAGCCTGGCATTCAGGCTTGCCACGATTTTGATATCAGTCAGCGGCCAACAACTCGGCCATCTGTCCCAGCCCTTACCGCGCCCGCTCTTCACTCTAATAGGCGCAGGCACGAGCCGCCCGGCCTCGATTTTCATCCGATGCGGGTTCGTACCGATTCCGACGAGGAAGTACGGCACCTTGGCTGCTTTGCAGGCGTGACGAATCTCGCCAATCCAGTCCAGCACGAACGGATATGCCGGTTCCGGCGAGTTGTTGGCCGCAGTGCCGCAATGAGTGACCCAGTCAATACCGACAAGGCTGTTAGCCAGGTTGATCTTTGCGATCTGTGGCTGGATGTTCAAGAACTTGTGGACAGCAGGTGCACGCGCATACTGATGCGTAACGACGTCTAGATCCGCTTGTGTACGAACCGAGGAGCCAAGCCATACGTTGGCCGGCCAATAGTGATAGCGTTCCAGTGTGCGCAAATAGAAATCGACTTGGCGTTTGGGGTAGGATGAGAGAAAGAGCCAGCAGTGTCTAGCCGCGGCTGGCCACATCATTGGCTCTAGCATGTGCTGCCATCGCCACTCATCAGTGATTGGAACATTCTCGTGGTCCACTTTGCTGAACGGCTCGCTGGTGGTGTTGACCAGAATTACGCGCGGCAGGTTATCGAACCACGGCTTAGCCTGATAGTTCTGACCCTTATTACGCCTGCGTAGACATTTACGTCTGCTTGTATCAGGCCACCGCGTAGCATTTGCAATTGCGTCAGGCATCCGCTGCGGACCGCCATGACGGTTCAGCGATTGATTATGCTCGCCGCAGCAGTGCTGCCCGAACTCTGTGGGGCCCGCAAAATGGCTATGCATTGGGCACGTCTTGTGGTCACAGATATATAGGAAGCCATTTATTGTGCTCCGTATGTACGGCAGTGGGGTACACAGTCCCATAGTAACATCTTTCCTCGTGTGTCTACGTAGGAATGGTAGCGTTGCTACCTGTGAATGCTGTATGAGGCTTTGTCAGCGTGAGACGTCAAAGCCCGCTTCTGGGTTGCGTCGGCGTAGTTCTGCTAGGAGCTCTTCTTCGGGCAGTTCCTCCAATCTGAGTTCGCGTGCAGTTGTACTGAGTTTGAGTAGTGTCCTGGCAATAACCAGGGCGCTGGCTGCTTGGCTGTGGTGCGGAGCAAACTCTACGTGCTCAACGGCCAGTCTCAGCAGCTTCTTCGTCGAGAGTTTCTTCGACTTTGTCTTCTTCGTGGCCTGACTCATCTGTGTCTCCTCGTATGCGAACACCGCGCGGCTGGCGCCCGGCGCTCTGTTCTTCTCCGTCTGGTATTGCGATATTAAGCGCGCGGCAAAGCGCGACATCGCGTGCAGTTCTTGGCGTTTTTTAACTTCCGCCAGCATCGCTTTGTTGTCTGGCATCGTGCGTCTCCGCGTGGGTGGCTGCTGGACATTCCATGTACCCTACTGGGCACTGGTAACAGTAGTGGGTGTAGTTGTGTGGACACGCCCAGTCGCGCCGGAAACGCATCTTAATGATTTGCCGGTTCCACTTGCGTAGGCTTGACGTGCAGCCTACCTCTTGGAAGCCCGGAACACCGGGTCGACAACGATCAGGCTCGATCTGGACCCAGATACGCAGATTGACGAGCTCTGATGGATGCGCAAATGGTAGGCCATGACGCCGTGCGGTGTACCCTGCGCGGCGTGCGATGAACCGACAGAAGCCTACGGTCCAGAATGTTCTAACGCGCATCGGGCAGGCGGTGCCCGCCAGTATGCGCATCGTGAAGCGTCCGCCGCGCCGACCTCGCGCTGAACGTGCCGGTTCCCACGCAAGGACTTGGACTGGCGCCCATTCCGCTTCCTGCTGCAGGTGCCATGGCGGTACGGCGACGCCCGTACGCAGTAACTCCACATTGCCAGCAATGCGCCAGCACATGTTGCGAAGGTTCTCCTCTCGCAACGTACAGCCAGCGATACTGCGGACACTGTCCCACATGACAAGCCTGTCCACACGAGGGATAGCCTCACACAGCAGGTCAACAAGTTCCTCGAAGTGTCGGCCCTCTGGCGCAAAGCCACAGAACTCGCTGAGCACATCGTTGGCTAGCCTCTCCCGTAGTGCAAAGATACGGGAGAGGCTATACCGCGGGGCCGCGACACTATGGTGCGTCATCCTGGTACGGCTGCTGCAGCTCATGAATCAGCTCAAGTACCGCGTCGTCATCCATCTTGCAGGACAGTACCCCACGTACAGCGGCAAAGTACTTGCCGTTGTCGTCTTTGTAGTAGTGCGTACGGTCAAGAGTAGCATCGACAGCCACCAGCTCGAAGCCTTTAGGTGTCAATGCGGGTACATGCGTATCCAGCAGCACTGCCAGATTTCTCAGGTAGCGCGGTTCGCCTCCGGTATTCATGAACTCAAGCATCGCAGTGATGACCGGCAACTGTCGCGTCAACGCGGTGCGGTTTTCTGGCGTGTCGTCCACGGCGCTGATCCTGGTCTGCTTTACTACCTGCCCGCGCACCCACAATTGGATCAACAGCGTGATCTGCTTGTTGCTGTCTGTATCTGCGGCATCTGGGATGTCGGCAGTCACACGATAGCCATCGTGTGCTAAACGCTGGCAATCATCCATGACGTCTGAGGCCTGGACGGTATCAGGCTCCACGTTGCTGCTCCTGCCGCACAGCCGCTATGATTGGCTGTGTAGTGGCGGTTATGCGGTGCAACCCCTCCCATGCGCCCAGTAGCTCCTCGCCAGCACTGCCTTCGATGTATGTGAACAACGGCGCCAGTTGCAGCAGCTCCGCCGCCGGTAGCACATTCATGTCGACGCATATCTCAAGCGGCGCTGCGTCAACTTGTGGTTGACGTATGACGATCTGCGGCAGCTCCGGACGCTCTGCGTGTGGGTTTTGTTGCAGTTCCTCGATCGCCGCTACAACGCCACGAAAGTGCCCGTATGCCGTGGATTGCCGCTGCAGCTCTGCGCTGAACTGGCCAATACTGGCTGCGTAGTCCTCAAGCGTAGGCTGCGCTGGCGCTGGCGGTTGTGGCACCGGCGCCGGCTGCGGTGGCGTCAATGGCGGTACCGCAGCGCGTTGGTTCAAATCTGTAACCATGTGTACCTCTCAGTGTAGTTTTGCTGCGAACCCTACCCAGAAGCGAAAGACGTCTTCGCCCTCTGTGCTAAGGTCCTGAATCGGTTGCCCCAGTATGATGTGCGTACGCACAGCATTGGGTACGGCCTCTGTATAGCGTTGGATCACGTCCATGGCGCCCAGCATTGCCTTTGCCGGATCACGCTCTGCGCGATACGGGATAAGGGGGATGCGAATCAGCTCGCCCCCACGACTTAGCGCCCACGCAAGCGGGCCGTCGGGCTTCGTGAAGTCCAGCGGCTCTGCACGAACCTTCCAGACAGCAGTGCCCGCGCGCTTTAGTGGTCGGTGTGGTAGTGCCTGCGCAGACAGGAACCCTTCGATGTCCAGTAGTTCTGCTGTGTGTTCGCGGCTCATTGCTTTCCGTCTAGCATGTCCAACCAGTTACGCCGTAACGGTGGCGTAACTGGTACATTTGGTGAGTAGTTTGCGCCAAGCGGCTTCTGTGAGAAGCCGCGGCGTGGTGCTGTTGAGCACTCGCCCGAATCATTGCAGTTGATGCCTAGATCCTGCGTGAACCTGCCCATACGATAGCCTTGCTCTTTACACAGCACGCCAAGCAGCACATCGCCGCCATTGTGCTCGAGCTCAACCGGCGGCCAATCATGGCGTAAGAGCGCGCTCGTATGTATTGTCCACCAACCACCAGTCACAAAGTCAATGCTCGCATTGCGACGGTGGGTCTTGCCGGTATACCACGGCTGATCCTGGATGTAGCCGAGCTGATTGCCTTCTAGCCGTTTGCTGTAAGGCGCACCAATCATCTCGTAGTGCTCCATTGCTTTGGCTACACGCTCGTGCCACGCATTCGTAGCATGGTGTCCGGATGGCTTGATGAACGAGTCGTCATCGAACCACATCACGTAGGGCGTGGTGATCGGTAGCGCGTAAAAGAGGCGTCGCATCATTGGGTACTTATGATACGGCTCGTCACCATCGATCTTCAGTCTTGGCCGCGTAGGCCACCACTGTTTGATCATGTGGTTAAGCATGCTCAAGCCCTCACCGCATACGTCATTGGTGCCGATGCGTAGCTCATAGCAGTGCGGGGGCAGCGTCGTGGCGAGCGACGCTAGTAGTCGCTCAACCAGACGCGGATAGTCCCCATAGAACAAACAGCAGACTGTGAAGAGCGGTTTTGGTGCGCTCTGATCCGTCATTTGCTTACGCCAACACGCCCCTTGCGCTTCTTGGCCTTCTGGCGTTTGACTGCACGCGCCTCGCGCGCCTGCTGAGACTTCAGCTTGGCCATATTGATAGCGTCGGGGTCATCGTCGTCCTGTACCTCAGGGTCGCTCGGCTCGGCGTCCTCGTCCGCAGCGGCGGCTGCGTCGGCTAGCGCCGCCTGCTTAGCCATTCGCGCCTCGATGCTGACACGCGTATCCGAGAGCACGCGGTCCATCTGATCCGCACGCGCACGCAGCTCGACTATGCGCTCACGGGTCTCCAGGACAGCGCTCAGCAGCGTGTCGTTCAGCTTGTCGGCCGGGATGTCCTTGACCGTGGCGATCAAGTCGAACGCGTCGCCTGTCCACGCATGGTCACAGTTGCTGACAAACTTGGCAGCCTGCGATTGTACATGCGTAAGGCACGCACGCGCCGTTCCGGGGATCTTGATGCTGGGCGGCCGTCCGCTACCACGCGGTTCACGCGCACATAGCTCTTTGACCTTGCTCCAGAGCTCCTCCGCCGTCCAACACTGCTCGAGTGACGAGGCAGCAAGCTGCATCCGTATATCGAGGTCGCCGACGTTGGCCAGGTACACCAGGTGCGACCATTGCAGCATGTTGCCGGCTTCGCCGCGCATCTTGAGGTACTTCGTGAATGCCGCCTTCGTACCGAAGCGGTCGACGACGTCCATGGCGTTGTGTAGCTGCCGGTCGGTCTTGTACCCAAGGCCCTTGGCGAGCCGTAGAAGTAGGCGCGTACCGTACACGTCCTTGTTTTTCTTGGCCGCCTTGTAGATCTTGGCGACGCGCTGGCCAAGCTCCCAGTACCAAAGGATGTTCTCCTTCACGTACTTCTTGATGTAGCTATCCAGTTCCTTGAACGCGGTCGTTTCCGCCTTCGTGAATGAGGACTGCGCTTGGAGTGCTGTGTACTCCTCGACCTTCGCTGGCAATGTGGTCTTAGCCATCATGCCTCCCTAAAGTTGTATCTTCTTGTTGAGCACCTCGAACGCAGTGCGTTCCAGTGCCTCTCGTACATCTGGGTATTGTCCGTCGGCCAGCCGCATCAAGATGATGAATAGGTCCCGAACAGTGCGGCAAGCAATCTCGCGTTGGGTTACGGACTTGGGCACAACCGTGCCCTCAGCCCCCATGAAGAGCGCCTGACGCATCGCATGCTCTGCAAGTGCCGTATCCATGTTCTTGGCTAGCCTGCTTTCAATGCGTCGTCTGCGTCCTGTGTCCAACTTGCCACCAGTGAAGGTCATCAACGGGTCGGACAGGTGTGCCGTATCTTGAGCAGTCTCTTTCAAGGCTTCCCAGCGGCCCAGCACGGCCGTAAGCATGCGTCCAAGCCGCATCATGAACTTCTTGCCGGCGTGGGCAATACGACGCATCGGTGCCTGGCAGCGCATCTGCGTGCCAGCTACCTGCAATACGAGCGCACCACGAACACCACACTCACCGGCCTCGCTGTTGGTAAGGTAGCACCCACCAAATAGATGCTCCCCCGTAGCCAGCTGACCAATGGCCTTTGATGCCAAGAACGTCAGACTCATACGGCGCCCAATCAGCTCACCACTGTGGAACACCATGGGTATCTCGTGGTCAGCCATCAGCTCGATAGCGCTGCACAACAGCTGGTGGTTCGGCAGTAGGTGATACCGCGGGCCCACCACACCATCAACGGTCTTGGTCAGATGGTCCTGGATCATGTGTCGCCCACAGATCCCATCAACAGCGCGGAAGCGCAGTTTGGTGCAGGAGTTTATGAGCTGGGCCGCTAACGGCACTGATATGACTTGATCGAATGAGCGCGCAGTACGCGTAGCTCCACCAATGTCCGTTGTCAGCGACCATAGTCCGCGTGCCGTGTACTTGCAGATATGCTGTAGCGCAAGCGGCGATAGCCGAAATCCAGATTCCTTGAGGCAACATGTGCCATCTAGCTCGATGTCGCTTGGCGCGCTGATTGGGACACGGATCGTATGCTGATCCATCTCCTCCAGCTGCGTACGAAGAACAGCCAGCTCACCTGTACTGAATGTGCGGCTTGCTGGCTGTTCTACCATCTCGACGGGTTCGATCTTGTTCATGTGAACAAACTCACCAAAGTTCCGGGGCTTCGAGGCGCGATAGCAGCTGCGTCAGCGACTGCGTGAAGTACGGGCGCCCGCGGTGGGTAAACCACATGCCTGCGCTGCCTAGCTCAAGCGACTCATAGTTGTGGAATACCATGTGCCGCTGACGGTCCCACGAGAACACAATACCCGCTGGCGTTTGGTCATCAATCTCTTGCTCGTCGCAAAACTCCTCAAGCGCAACGAAGACTGCTGACTTACCGGGTCGCTTCATGATGTCGGAACCCAGGTGATGCAAGGTGGCACGGTCAAAGGCGACTGTACGCATACGCAACGGAAAGCCCGTGACAGCCCGTAATGACTTGAAGGTCAATGCGCGCCCGCCGCCGTGTTGCAGTATGGTAGCGCGCTGACTTGAAAGTCCCATGCGCGTAATGATACGACCCACGGCGTCATGCTCTAGCTGTAAGCCACTGCCTACACGTGCTTCTTGCTTGCCGGCAGAGAACTGGCTCCACGGCTCACGTTCGTCTGTCATCGTAAGTCCTTGGGCTTAGTAGTCCTGAAATAGCTGTCCAAGCTCCTTGGCATCTGCGCCGAGGTATCAAGCGTGTAGCCCCGCTGGCCGAGCTCATCTGCCACCTGCTCAGGCGTACGCGTCATAGCTCCTCAGTTGCCTCTGGCTTCTCTGGCTGCATCGTTCGCAACGGGGCAACAGAAGGCTCGACAGCAATGCCAGCCTGTAGGGCTTGTGCCAGTTTCAGCTTGTCGTCTGCTGCGTCCGCCTGTTGCTCAATGTACGCATAGTCTTCGAGCTGCTTCATGAAGTCAACGCCAGGACGGAAAAAGTGGCGACGCTGTACGCCGGTAACGTCATACAGTGCAGACAGCACGTCCGGGTTGGCCTCCAGAAGCATGCCTAGGTCATGCCCAGACATAGCATCTGCTGACGTCACGCCCAGCGCCTTCGACCAGTAGAGCTTGCCCTTGCTTCCACCTGACTTCTCGTGCACGTCGCAGGCTTCCTGCATCTTGGGTACCAGCAGCTTCTTCTTGGCCGCGGATAAGCCCATGCCGGTAGCGATGAAGTTGATGGACGCCTCCCACCACTCAAAACGACTGTGTAGTCGCATAACGCCTGGTGCGTCCTCGTTGTACCACGTCTTGAACCGCACATGGGCGCGGATGTTGTCCGGGCCGTATGAGTTCTTGATGGTATGCAGCCTGAGGCTGGCAACCTTGTAGTTGTTGAACTCCTTGATTGCGCCCATGCGCTCCATCTCGATGATGGCCGAGCACTGGAACTTCAGCGCCCACCCGCCCGGGATGTTGTAATCGACAGAGCCGTCTTCCTGTTTGGCGAGCTTCAGGTGGTTGACACCGACAAAGGTGAACGGCCAGCCAAGCAGCAACTGCGGGTGTGCCCGCATGAAATCTGCCATGTTCCTGGCTTCAACCGGGTAGTGTGCGCCTGCGTAGCCGCGCTCAGCGATATTCTGTAGCGTCTTCTCGCTGGCCTTGCCGGTCAGTGAGTCAACGATAGCGCACCATGGATAGATACGCCCGGGGCCGTTTGCCGCCTCGCAGCGCTTCTGGAAGTCACGTGTGAACCACGTGATCTTTGACTGCCAGTCCTCTGCAGAGTTGCAGTCCTCGATGTGGAGCGCATCAGTGTCCCAATTCAGTACGCTGTTGCGTAGCTCCGGTGTTGGTTTGGTCTCAGCTTCTGCCAGCATGCCTCCGCCGCCGCACAAGCGATGCCATCGCAGTTTCTCGATGGCAAAGGTGGACTTGTATGAGGCCTGCGGGCCAACGATTTGGTAGATGCAGCTGAGCGGAAGCCCCTCATTCTGGTATAGGTATCGAATGATGAAAGCCGGCACTGGCAGCACAGTGATCACAGGGTTATGCCCAACAAGCATACCCTTCTTCTGCATCCTCGCCTGCACAGCCTCGACCGTTTTGCTGAAGAGCGTATCCATCTTGATGGGGCGACCAGATACGGGCTCCTCAATGTCCTTCTTCGCTTTTCGCTTTGCCATTTGTCCCTCAAAGAAAAAAGCCCCCACGAGGCCCTGAGCGGCTAGAGCGTGCAAACTAGCGCGCTGCTGGGCCTTGTGGGGGACTATTGATGCTACGTCGTTGCTGCTCCAGCCGCCCGTTGACGTGCCTTTTCAAGGGCATCCGTCGTGGCTTTGCTGCGATCAGCGTCAGCATGCGTCGGCGGCGGGTCGAAACCCTGCGCAGGCGCTGCCGCTGCCGGGGCCCCCGTCATTGGGGCACCGGTCATCGGGGCACCGGTCATCGGTGTCGCTGCCGGTGCCTCTGCCGGTGTTGCAGGCTGCGCAGCTACGGGCTGCGACGGCTGCTCTTGCGTGGCAGGTAGGCTTGGGTCCTGTTGCGGGCTCGGTGTAGCCGGGCCCATAGGACTTGCAGCAGGTGCCGCTTCCGTACTCTCAAACGGAACCGACGTCCTCGACGACTGGGCTTTCGCCTGGTCGTACACGTGCTGTGGGATAAAATCCCCGTAGACGTCGCCAAGGGCATAGATGATAGCAGACGCGGGGATGCCAGCGCCGCAAAGCATGCGGACCTGTTCCTCGGTCGATGGGATACGGATAATATCGTCCCACGGCTTGACGTGTGCCTGCGCGATCTCCTGCACGTTCTCGAACGTCGGCGAAATGCCGTTGTAGTTCTCGCGGATCTCGACCTCGTAGCGGTTGCTGTCCGCGGGGCCGCCACCTACGGCGTTAGTGCCCATTTGGCGCCCGCCAGCGTTACCGCCCTGCTGGTACTGCGTTTGCGTACCGGCCTGGTGGAACTGGATGAATCCGCCAGCGTCGAGGTCTGTTAGGTCGTTGTAGACCCAGTTGCCCTCGGCGTCCTTCTCGGACAGCTTGTCGATGAGCGACGCACCGGCGGACTGACTCATCAGGAGCACGATGGGCTGGTGCTCCATCATGCATCCCTTCGGCGGGTTCTGCGGTTGCGACTTGTGCTCCATCAGAATGCCCTGCATGATGTAACCATCTTTTGGGGCGTTGATGGGCGCAGCGCGACCTGTTGCGCCGAAGATCAGCGGGTTCCAGCTCTGCTCGCCCTGGCCGGCTTTCACCGCCTGGGTGAGCGCGCGGAAGAGCATCCAGACCGGATTCTGCTGGTCGTCCAGCGCCTTATCGCACGGGTTCTTGAGGACAAAAGTGATCCCCGGAACGCCGAAGCTAAACGCCATGTCGTAACGGCGGATCCAGTCTCCGAAGTCACGATCCTCATCCGATAGGCGGAACGGATCCCACTCTGCAGTGTTCTCGGGATTTCGCCCTGGGAACGGCCGAAAGATCGTTCGTGTTCCCTGCCATGTTGGCCGGTAGATTTGACAACCGGCTCCTTCCTGCAAGATGTACATCCCTTGCAGCCCGCGAGCAGAACTCTGCCCCTCGCGACTCATTCTGTAGCGACCTGTCGCTACGGCTCCTTGACGTGCCATTCACGCCTCCTTACTGAAAAAAGGTACAAGTTGGTAAGCTGTCGTATGGAAGTTAAGTAGCTGATTATGGCACAAACGCCCCAGCAAAACAAGCCCCATTAGCCTGCTTTAGCGGAGCCATATTCGTGGCTGATACCCAGCTCATCGCACTCCTGTAACGACAGCTTCACACCCCAACGGGTGGCAACATCGACGTCGATGCCGAACCGATACTCAGGGCTGTCCGTGAAAGGGACACCGCTGAGATCGCATGCCCTAAACGGGACGCTTTCTACCATGCACTCCGGAAGGATTTCATGACAAACAGCATCCAGGCTGCGTAGCGGTACCTCCAGAATGACAGCGTCATGCAACTGGAGGGCAATCTTGTACCCAAGCTCTGACTTACGTTGATGCCTGTACAAGTAGTAAAGTGCCGTGCTTACAGCGTCGGCGACCATCGACTGGAACGGGAAGTTCAATGCTTGACGCTCAAGCTCGCCCATCGCTCCGCGGTCGCTTGTTGCGATGAAGCGCCGATAGCGCCCAAAGCAGTTCTTGATCCAGCCCGGCTCAGATACACGCGCACGCAGCGCATCTTGGAGCCGCGGAATACCGGGATACAGCTCGAAGATCGTGTTGATGATCTGCTGTGCCTCACTCGTGGTAATCGGTACGCCTTCTTCCTGACATTGGCGTGCACAAGCTTCTGCTGTGCGGCCATAGCCTACGCCGAAGATGATGTTCTTGGCAGCTATCCGCTTACCAACCTGGTCAATACTCTCGAGTCCGGCTTTTGTTGGCTCGCAGTCCAAACGGAAGGCGAGCACGGCGATGTGTGAATGGATATCGTAGAAATTCGGGTCATCGTCGTCCAGATTCGCACGCAAGCAATGATCCAGCATTGTCGGATCACGCGACATCACAGCCATGCCGAGTAGCTCAGCGCCCCTGTAGTCAGCTTCGACCAGCACGGTAGGCTCCCCGTAGTCAACGTCGGTGTTGCTCACAATGAAGGAACGGATCGGCCAGTTGTAGCGGTCGCCCAGAATACGCTTGTAGTCCTGCTCGCGACGCTTGCTGATGTTCTGCAGCGGAGGCCGTGCAGATGAGGCTCGGCCTGTTTCCTTGACCTGCTGAAAGCTGCTGCGGACACGTTCGTCATAGCAAATGAACTTTGCAATGCCTCCAGCATAGACACGACGACCCTCACGGTCGCGCGCCATCTCTGTCTCGCCCTTGCGTACCAATGGCGGCCGAAACACAGATTTCAACACCTGGTCGACAAGGCGGACATCACGTAGTTGCAACGCCAATGGGTGCTGCAGTCCAAGGATGCCACATACTTCCTTGTCTGTGGAGGGCGAGAACTTGTTGGTATCGCCCCTAGCCTCGACCCAGGCCCACGGCTTGCCCTTGCCTGTCGTCTTGACGGGCGGCAAGTTTAGCGTGACTGCGCCAGATGGGCGCACACTCAGGCGCTCACCAGAGTCCTTATCGAACTTGGTGGAGTAAGCCTGTCCAAAGAGGAACTCTACGCTTTGCTGTGGACTCCGCGGATTGAACGTTGGCCAATGGATCGCCTCTCGTAGCGCCTGTAGCTTCGAGGTACGCGCCTCTTGGAAGGTATCCGTCAGCGCGTTGATGCGCTCTCTATCAACCTTCACGCCCATCGTGCCCATCTCATTGAAGGCCGGGAAGGCCATCATGCTGATATGGAAGGGCGTCCAACAGTCGTTACCGAACAAGTCCGCATTGAGAAGCTTGCAGTGTATGTCCATAAGCTGCCGTGTGTAGGCTGCATCCTTACCGCCGTAGGGCAGCAGGATATCGTCCGGACACTCACCATAGCCCTCCAACTCTTCGTCCTTCATTTTGCGTTCAGCAAGATACGCCTTCTTCCACTCGTTGAGCGCTGCGTCCCAGCGATCTGCGCCGCAAAGGCGCGACGCCATGACCTCGAGCTTGAAGTCCCCGGTCTCGTTGTACGCATGATGCGCAAGCGCCACGTCAAAACCGCCCGCATAGTCACCGCCGCGTACGTCTGCAACAGCGGGTGGTACACAGAAACGATGCGCTATGTGCAGTCCGATATGCTCAAGCCACGGCAGGTCAGACGAGAAGAATGAGCCACCGAGCTGGACGTCATCGCGGTCAAGTAGGCGCTGAAGCTGGGATATTGCTGACGGGATAGAAGGCATGAATACAGCGTCGCCACCTTGCTGCCTCAGTACGACGACGATCGAATGCTTCCCATGCCAGCTGAGCTGGATAGTTCGTAGGTACGAACCTGGGTCCCCCGGATGCTGTCCGTGCCACTCCCCGTCTACAGCTATCTTCTTCAGGCCTGGCTTGGATAGCACGAAATCGACCAACTCCCGTAGTTCCCGTTCCGTGTACACGCATTGAACCGTAATCTCCTTGTCTGAGCTAGCGGTGAACTCCTCACCTCGGATAAGTTGACTGAAGTTGCGTAACGTTGCTTCGAACTGCGGGAACCGCTCGGTTCGTCTTAGCACCGCAGCTGGGTGCGTAACAGACATGACCTTCATCTTGTGCATGATGGGCTCATCGCCCGGTTCGTGCAGCGGTTCCTCGATCTCGATGTACCTGCCAATCATGTTGTTCACGGTGTGTCCGGATCCGCATACGGCTTTTGTGGCCTCGGCACCAAGGCACAGTATGTAGTCCGGCAAGTAGAAGCGAATGTCCTGGTGCAGCAGCGGTAGGCAATCCTTGATCCACGCCGCAGGCACTGCGCTGCTTTGCGGGTTCAGGTGCGCCCAGCGCACCAGGTTGCACACATACCAGTCTCCGAGGTCCGCTTCGTCGACCCCGATAGCGATCAGCGTCTCGCGCAGTTGGCGTCCGGACGGTCCGCACAGGTTGCGTCCGTCGCGAAGCTCTTCCTGTCCCGGCATCTTACCGACAACCATCACACGCGGGCGCCCCTCCAGGTACTCGTCCTCAAGGTACTTTGGCCCATCAGGTGCGGAGTTCCAAAGGTGCCCCGGAATCACCCGTGCGGGCTCTGTAACACCTTTGAGCTTGATCGGCAACGAGAACTCGTTGTCGTAGAGGCATCGCAAATAGAGACACTGGAGCATGTATCCCACAGATACCGCACGCTTGTCCTTGCCCTTACCCTCAAATTCGTATGGCGTGTCGTCGCCAAGCGCTTTTGCGTGCGCGATCATATTGGGGCCAGCGGGCGGCATGCCGGGAGATAGCAACGGGTACATCGGATAACGCATAGCGTACGCATTGTTCGCGTCGCCGCGGAAAATTGCCTCTAGATCATCACGTGTGAGGTCGGGTATCAAAGTCTCATCTCTTTCTGCGTGTTGTCGCCTAACGACAACAGGTCTACACCCTGACGCGTCGCTTCCATATGGACAAGATCCCAGAAGAAATCTGGTTCTATATCCGCGGGATCGAGCCCGGGAGGTAACGTAATCACGATAAGCGGTATCTTGTTCCTGATCAAATTACGGATTGCTTGTACTCTGTCTTGTGCATCCGCATCCAGTGCAATCACTGCCACCTTCCACGTTGCAACGATCAGGTCAGCTTGCTGCATCGACATGCTTTTGCCGAGCAATGAAATGGCGCCAGCGCCTATTGCCCACGTATCGGTTACCCCCTCAGTGATGATACAGAAGGGCAAGACCTTCGAGTTGTCGAAACCGTAGAGCATCAGTCGCCTGTTCATGCCCGGACAGTTCAGATACTTCTGCTGTCCTGTAGCCTTCCAGTTGATGTCGTAGGGCGGCCGCGCTTGCCAACCTACCATCTGGCCGTTCATATGGATCGGCATGATGAGCCTGGCATTTGCCAGCGGAAAGTCAACGTCAGCCGCCTCGCAGTACGACACCCAGTAGTCGCGGCCAACCACCGCAGGATCGAAGCCACGCCCCAGCAAATACTGACAAGCATTGTGCTCTGGCCGTAACTGATCTACACGTATACAGCGCCCTGGCCATCGTGTGAGGCCAAGTGACGCACCTGTGCTTGTGCCCTCGAGGATCTTGATCTTGG